TCTTGGAATACATGGGTCATAAACCATTTCTTTACTCCAAAAAAAAAGGGAAAGACGGAGAGGCGGTCTTTCCCAAAATATGTCAACGCTTCAAAAGCGGAATTGTCACCTTTAAGGGAAAATAACGAAGTACCTTATTTTACTTTTATCAAGAAAAGTAAAATTACTTGTAAATTACGAGAAATCTACGAGTATTTCTATGAGTACAGCGGATAGCCATTATATGAGCCACCGCAATTGCAGAATGGAGAACCACCTGCGGTGTAAACAGTTGATGCAGGGTAACGAACAACACCTGCCATTACATTCTGCAATTCCAACTGATTAACCTTGCCCTGCAATGCTTCGATTTTGTTCTGAGCAAGTGCGTCAAGGATTTTCTGCGTTTGCGCTGTTGTCACTGCATTAATAGCGGCTGTGTTCATAGCACCATCAAAACGGTTCTGAGCAATGTTTGCATTGATACCTGCACCTGTTTCAGCAATCTGCAATTTCATGTCGCCGTTAAGCTGACACTGATTTGCAATAGCCTGCTGTACACCTGTGCCGACACCTGCAATGTCACGAGCAAGTTCAGAATACTTGTCAACAAGAGTTGCATTTATATCGTGATAAACGCCGTTTGTTGCCGACAAAATTTCTCTCTGGTTTGCCATTGAGTTCTGATTGTCAAAACCTCTCTGCATGTCTGCCTGTAAAGCATTGGTGTTTCCACCGTTTCCGAAGAAGCCACCGTTACCCATGAGCAAAGCAAAGATAAGGAAAGCCCAAATGAAACCACCGCCGCCGAAGCCGTCACCACCAAACATCATTGGTGTACCATTGTCACTGACTGTCATCTTTTACCTCCTGTTTAGAATTTATATATCCGAGAAAATCTCGTCTAAATCTCGTCTAAATTGAAAACAACCACTTATTTTTTATTTGCCCATAACTTGCTGTTTATTTGCTTTTTCTGGGTATTTTGGGCAAATAGAAATATTTTTTACGCAAAATCGGTCAAATAAATGTCTAAATATTCAGCTTGTATTTACAGCCTGTATAACACTTTACGTGTTTTTATGCCGTAAAAATGTCTAAAAAATGTCTAAAACTAAATGCCGAATACTTCAGTTTTTTATTTGCTCGTAACTTGCTAAAGCTTGATACCGAACTGTCTTGCAAACTGTTTCAAGTCGATTCCCCTTTCCCTTGCAAGATTCTCAGCAATCTGTTTCATGTCAGCTTCACTTTTTCCGCCAACCATTTCCTGTGTCTTTTGGTACGCCTGTGGATTTTGCTTCATCATGAAATTCATGCGGTTCTGCAACTGCTGAGTTAAAAGCTGTTGTGGATTGCTGAACATTTGCATTGCCTGAAATGGATTCATTTCTTAAACCTCCCAAAAAGTTTTCTATGTTTGAAAGCCTTGAATTGATTTCTAAAAGAGGGTCTTTTGTGTCTGGAACATCATTTTCAATCACATAAGAGAGAAACTGAGGCTTGCCGTTGTCGCCCATGCGTTTGAGATAGATTTTGCCTGTTGATGTGTCGAGATAGATATTCGTTGCAACAAAATCCATCTGAGCGGCTTTTGCTTCTTCTACGCCGGATACCCAGTTGCAATGAATCTGCGGAACTTGCGGCTGTTGAGGTGGAAAAGGTAGCGAAAGCTGATACGGCGGCTGATTGAACTGAGGATTCATCTGTGCCTGAGCATTTCGCATATAATAATCGTTTAATGGATTCCCGAACATGTAAAACACCTTCCTGATGTTTTCATGCTATCATTTTGAGGCTTTTACAGGTTTCGGGATTCTTACTGAATTATTGCAGAATAATTACACAAATCTTACGTCTTATCCGGTTAAGCTCTTCGCTTATGACAGTAGGACTATAACAAAGCGTATCTGCTATAAAGCAGATGCTTTGTTTTTTGAGGTAGAACATATCGAATATTCTGGCCTGTCTTTCAGACAAAATGATTTCATTAAGCAGTTTGTTTACGTCTGCTCTTGTGGCATTGCGAAACCACGAATTGATTGTTTTTACGGTTGACATTAAAACTCCCTGCACGGCAAGTGCCGTGACTTTTTATACACATCATAGTGTATTAATCATGCTAACGTGTAATATCTGTCTATATGCTTGATACAAGCCAAAAACGGAAGTTTTTCGTTATATTTTTCAAGTTGACTAATAATCACCGATGAACCTGTAAAGAATATCTTTTCTTCTCCGTTTTCATCATACTTGAACTGAACAGTTGCACATCTGTCGCTCTTGTCCTTGTATTTTGACGGTCTTACTTTGTATCTTAAAATTATTATTTCCTTGTTAATGAGGTCGTTTAGTCGAACCTTATCGCCAGAAAACGGTCGTTCCTCACTATCTACAAAATCTCCGAACCGTTCCATTTATGCGACCTTTCCTCTTAATTCATAAAGTTGATATTTTTGTTTTAGCCTGTATGTCTTGGCGTGTTTTAGCCAACCCAGAATACTGTCAATTGAAGAGCGCACACTATCAGCGTCAAAGTTTCCGCTTTCTATTGCCTGTTTAATTTCAGCAATTTTCCTCTGCTCTCTTAGTTTTGTTGATTTTCTGATTAAAACAAAGTTGTTAAAATGGCGATAACCGCAAAAATCAACGCCCTGTTTTACGTCGAATACGTCAGCTTTGCTATATTCGAGCAAAAGATTTTCTTTGAGAAATTGCCCGATTCTGATTCTGCAATAATGCAAGTATTTCTTGTCATTGCTGAATAACAGAAAATCATCACAATAGCGCAAGTAATCTTTGATTTTCAATTCACGCTTAACGAAATTATCAAGAGCAGTTAGATAAAAATTGCCGCTCCACTGACTGAGATAGTTTCCAATCGACGCATTCTTGCCACCCGGAAAGCTAAAAATAATATCATCAAGTATCGCCATAAATCTTTTGTCTTTTATGATTCTGTGATACATGCCGGATAGAATATACTGGTCAATTGACGGGTAAAAATGATGTATATCGCATTTAAGGCAGTATTTATTACGACGCATAGCTTTCATACACCGCTGACTAGCTTTCAACTGTCCGCGTCCTGGAATACATGCGTAGCTGTCTGTTATAAATTTCCTTTCCAATATCGGTGCTAATACGTTCATTACGGCGTGCTGTACAATTCTGTCGGGATTGAAAGGCAATTTATAAATTGTCCTTTTCTTCGGTTCATAAATGACTTCAGATTTATATTTTGATGTATAGAATTTACCTGCAATTACATCTTTTCTTAGTTTATAAAGCTTTAACGCCCAACCGTTTCTAAACTCTGCAACGGTTCTTTGATGACTTTTTCCGCGCCGTGCGTTCTTGTAAGCTCTTACAAAGTTTTCAACGCTTATAAACTGTTCCCATAAATTATTATATGTTTTCATCATATCCCCAAAAACAGCGGACCGGAGCTTCCGTTTCCGTACCACAACAGTCCGCCCATCGGTATTTTTTCTGGCGTTCCGCCAAACTGCACCTGTCAGCCGAAGTTCAATAAACCGCTCCCGATGTTAAGCTCTTTCACCTCGTATCACACCGCGCCTGCCGATGTTCGTATTCGCATTCGACCGCGTGTTATTCGCATTACGACAGCGAGACCCGCAAGACGCACCGGCATCCCAATTACCGCCCGCAAGCAACGCAATTTAACAGGTGCAGTTGCTAATTAAAGCCCGCGCACAACGCGGCTCACACCGCGCCCGCCGAGGCTCGCACCCGCACTCGACCGCGCGCCATTCGCAAGACGACAGCGAGACCCGCAAGACGCACCGTTAGCCCAATCACCGCCCGCAAGCAACGCATAAGATACTCCGTAAGTCTGTCCAAAGTTACCCACGCCGTCATATGTGGTATAATTCTGTCCACCGTTAGCACTTACGTCCCTTAACCATTGCCAAACACCGCCGCACATATCTTCCGCGCCGATAAATGACACCATGCGGAGGCTTGCTGTGTCAACATGTCCGCCAGTGGTTACGATTGAAGATTCAGCCGCACCATATATAGTCGTTTTTTCGTTGCTTCCTAAAGCCGCCGAAGTGAATTCGCTGTCAGAAATTAAGAGCTTGCCCACTGCACGCATGTCAGCCTGATGATTTTCATGCTGACGTGTTCGTGTCGTAGTGCCGCCGTAGACGCTCTTTGTGTTGCGTCCTTTGCCCGACTGCAAGTAAATATCAACAGCGGTGTCTGTTTCTGGGTCATAAACCATGCCGTCAGCTTTTGAGTTAGGACGGAATGACAGACACCATACACTTTCCGGCAAAATCTGCCCTGCTGTAAAACCTTTAAGTACATGCTCGACCGTCACTGTATCATATATGGCATTTGACGAAACTGCGGTTACTTTTCTGTTGTAAAAATCAAAAAAATCGCTGTCTTCCGGCACATTTTTGACAAGTGTGTAATCATTTACTGCAAGACTGCCGGGGTCTGCCGGAATAGTCGCCGTCAAGTTTGCTCCGGCATCAGTGCAAAGCGTGTGAAACTGCCCGATTTTGCGTGTTGTATTTACTGTATAGCTTGCGTCAATGTCTGTCGGAGCTGTGCTTAATGTGCTGACAACAAGCTTAACGCCTTCTGTGTCTGGCGCAAGGTAGACATAAAAATCACGTCCGTTTGCTTCGCCTGTGCGTGTTGCCGCCGCGCCTGCCGCCGTTGTAATTGCCGTTGACAAATCAAAGCTTAAATCAGTATTTGCGTGAAGCCACATTCTTGATGTTTTTCCGCCAGATGTAACATCAAGCGGAATGTGAGTTCCTTTTTTTATAACAAGTGACTTGTGACTTGAATCGGAAAAATCAAAAATAAGCCATCGAGACTGCTCGTAAGTCAGACCTACAGGAGCACCAGACGAACCGCCTGCTTCTTCCTGCCAAGCCTCGCCGTTCCAAATAAGATTAATCTTTTTGCCGGATTCTACAGTATAAGTATCAGAACCGCACAATACGTTTGCACTGCCGGATGCCGCGCTACATATTACTTCAACCTTTACACCACGGAACGCACCGTCTGCAAGAGTGAGCGTTATATTTGCCGTAGTCAGTTCAACTAAAGAATGATGCTCGACAAGCCCTGTACACGAGCTGTTTTCAGCGACAACGACAGGGCGTTCAAGTTCATACGGCATGGTGAAGTTGTTACAGCCTTCAAGCGTTGTCAGAGCAACGTCAGCAGCTTTTTTTGTTCCGAAAGGCGGCGTATAGTTTGCCAATCCGGGAAGCTTTAATCTGTTCAAAGTCAAATCAATGATTGCCATTTGTTTTACTCCTATTCTATTAGTTCATGCTCACGCAAGATTTCTTCAACAGCCGTCTTGAACTGCGGAGCTTCAAATATATTCGTCTTAACCTTTTCCGGGTTATCAGCAAGAAGCAGAAACAAGTTTTCATCTTCTGCTAATGTGCCGAAAGGTATTCTTTTCTGTGTTCTTTCTGCAAAATCTGCGATTGTCGCTGCTGTGGTGGTATCAATAAGCAGCTCGTCAATAATTACAGAGGTCTTGTTCTGGTTCAGCATAAAGTTGAGCTGACCGCTTGATTCCATTCTGTCAAAATCGTGATACAGAGAGTCTATGCAGATTCTCAGCTTTGAGCTGTCACCGAACACGCCGAAATGAACCCATGTATTAGGCTCGAATCTCAATCCAAGCTCCTGGAAAGTAACCGATTCAGTTACAACATTGTTCACGACATGCTGAATTTCCTGCGAACCCTCTTTCGGAGTGTTCATTTCGCAAGTTCTTACATAAACCCCTTCCGGCAGTTTTTCGAGATATTCTGATTCTGTAAGTGCTTCGTAAATGAATACCTCGACTTCATCCTGTATCTCAAGCCTGTAATAAGCTCCGTTTTCGTCATACGGATATTCCGGCAAAATCGTTGCAAACATATCGCATTCACCGCTTTCTGCAGCAAACATGATTGTTCCTTCCATAAACATTTTGCAAGATTCTGTATAGCCAAGCTGATAGAATAGCCGTGTCATCCGCATTTCTTCAAACATGGGGACGTTTTCTTCTTCGAATATTCCAAAAAGGAAGCATTCCTTGTTGCTTATCTGTAGCCTTATCCTTTCATTTGTCGTGCCTATGTCAAGCAGAGTCTGGTTTTCTGCATATATGTACTGTTCCCAGAAATCAACACTGAATTCTTCTTCCGTATTGCCGAAGTTGCCGGAAACAGAGCACTGACCGTATAGAGATTTACCTATAGTCGCATAAGGCGCAATCGCAAGGATTGCTGGCGTAAAATCAATGTCTTCGCTGTTGTCAGCTTCACCTGCAAGAATATGTGTTCCGCCGTCAGCGTCTTCTATAACAAGTCCGTTTGTCTGGTGCTGATTGAGATAATCTGTATCAAAGTGGTAGACAAGCGCATTATCGCTCGGCATTGCAGCACCGATGTCATATCCTGCAAGACGTCGTTTGTCCATTGTCATGTTAGTAAAGAAAACTGTCTTTTCAGAAAAGAACTGACTTGACATGAAACCGTTGGTGTGAGAATAGCCTATGCTTTTCCACTCTCCGTTGACGGTATCTCTATGCTGATAATATGTTCCTTTTGGCGTAATCAGAGTACGGTCTAATGAGTTTCCGTTTTGCTGTACAATGATATTACCATTGAATTCAGAAGCGTCTGTTGAAACTGTGAACATTGTTGTCTTAAACTCAACATGGTAATCTTTAACAAGACCATTCTCTACAATCGGAATAACTCTGATATACTCGTTTCTGCCGCCAACACGGAAATCACCTTCATAAACATCATGTGGAACACCGTTCGTTGGGTCTGCCGCCATGTTAGACAATGCCCAGTGGTTATTTTGTCCTTCTAGGTCACCAAAAGCACCCTGTTTGATTAAACCGACATTCTGGCTGATTGCAGAAAGCTTGTTTACATAAAGCTCTTTATAATCTGCGTTTGATTTTACCAAGTCCTGAATATTTGTACAAAGTACTGTAAAGCCGACTATCTCATATTCTGATTCGTGAATGATGTTGTAGCACTTTACCCGATAGCGATAAAATGTGTTAACAATCTGCGAATCGGTTACAGCCTGTCCATAAAGCGGTAAAGTCTGGGAAAAGGTTGTATTGATATCAAGCCATTCGTGGCTGTCGCCGTCTCTAAAATTATTGACGTTGTTATGCTCTACTCCGTCAATTACAGCCGGATATGGGTTCAATGATGTTGCAGGTTTCCACCATGTATTTTCATCATCGTCAACAGCCTGTAAACGCTGAATCTGGACCGCAAACTTGACATTGCCGTATTGTACACGTCCGCTTGCTGTCGGCTGTCTTGCGACAGAAAGAATCGCAGTTCGATCAAGAACTACTATATCTGTAAGTGGTGTACTGACCAACCATGTACCGTATGCGGAAGTATCAACAGAAATTTCTTCTGTGAATACTGAATCTCTGTCATATATACTGGTTACTTTTGCCTTTACGTTCCAAGTATTAAGAATTTCTGCTTCTGGATAACCGTCTGTCGTTCTGCTGAACGTATAGAACACAGAACTGTCAGTAGATGATATTTCAATCCAAGGCGCATCAAGCCCCTTCTGTAACATGACTGTGTATTTCTTAATCTGGTTTGAAATACCAATTCCACTATGAATTACATTTATTCTTATCCCTTCTTCTTCTGCGACAGGAGAAATACTCAACGGAGGGTCAGGGTCTACTATTGCAGGTGTTTGACCGCTGACAACTCCCTCAATCTGTTCGATAAGTTCCTGTTGTGTTACGTTCTGAACAGGCGGTGCAGGTATATTGTTTATTCCTTTAGGCGGCGTTACCTTGCTGTCAAACTCTGGAATAACACCTTGGTCTGCTGTGTACACATTTTCATCATAAGGAACTAACGTAAGCTCAAATGTGCCGTCCTGCTGTGGAGATATACCAAAACACAAAGCGTCTATAGATATTTTGCTGATAATGCCGAAAGAACAAATATCACCGACATGCGGAACAATAAGCTCGCCCATGTAAATAGGCTCTGCAAAAGTAAACTCGCTGTATGAACCTGCTTCTGGTATAGTTACCTGGGCTGTTCGTATAGTAGGTTCTGAAATACCGTCAGACTGTATGATTTTAAGACCGTATGTTTCTTCTAAGTCAGTAACATCTATAACACTGTCCAATAAAACAGACGTTATATAGTTACCTTCAATTTTTAGCCCTATAATCTCGCCGTCACCCATACCTACACAAATCGTATCGTCCTGTACTGTAACAAGACAACCAAGCGACAACAGGTTACCGTCTATTGATACTGTTCTTGTCCATATTTCAGGTCTGAGTTTTCTTTTAGCAAGCTCGTATTTTCCGTTTTTCCAGACTTGAAGAGGATTGGTAACAAAAGGTACTTCTATACGCTCAATAACTGCATCAGGCTCAAGCTCACGTCCATTGACGTACATGCAATATATTTCATCTTCCTGATAAGCATTGTTTTCGTTAATAAAACCGATACAGAAACCGTCCGGCAGTTCATCAAATGTCTTCTGATTGCTTGCACTTATAATATTATGATTGTTAAGAATAGTTACCGGAGTAGTTCTAGGCTTATCTATAAGCACTGACCATTTATAGCCGTTGAGAATCTTATAAGCACGGCATGTTGAAAGAATCAAGTCTATAACTTCTGACAGTTTTTTCTGTGCTGACAATACACCGTTACATGAAAAACCTTTTTCTTCACAGTATTCATAAAGCTCGCCAAGCCGCGGAAGGTCAATCTTGCTGTCTGAATATGCCCTCATCTTCATTGTCGGTGACTGCATGACCATGAGCATAAGAGATGCCGGATTGTTTGTCGGATAGACTTCATTAGACCACTCTTCTTCTTCAGAATC